TATAATGGATGAGACTTTGGAATGTACTTACCATTAACAAACATTCTTTCTGGATTATTATCCTTATTGTTATTATCATTATGTCTTTTATTATAACAATCTTTACAAGTTTTGTTGTTATTCTTTTTAAAAGATGGTGACCAGTTATCATCATTTAGTTCTGTGTCACAATCCCTACAGGTATTAGTGGGTGTCTGCCCAGTTTCTTCCATACTTGTACTCGCTGTCAAGCTGACATCTGAAGTTGAAGTGTTGTTGGACATCTCGCATACACTGTTGAATAAGTCTGCCTGTTTCATCTTCCTGACCTTCCTTTACTACTAACTGTACCTCATCGTGAATGAACGCTACAATCTGTGCGTCCAAGTTTGCTTCCTTGATAGCACGTGCTATGTACACGTACCATGTCTTACAGATTATAGCACCAGCACTTTGTAGTAAAGTGTTTAGTGCAGCATGGCTGTGTCGGATAGGAATGATACGTCCATCCAATCCTTTAATCCAACCACGCTCATCGGCTGCTGAAGATACAGCATCCTTAAGATACTTCAGGGCAGGTAGTTGTTTAAGAAACTTATTCTTAATACGCTTACCTTCCTTCGCCCCCTTGCCAATAATCTTACCAATCTTCTCATCACCTGCGCCATACAGAAATCCATATATAAATGTCTTCGCGTTGGAACGTGTGGGTAGACCAGCAGCTTCTTGGTTTGTGGTATGCACATCACCACTAACTACCTCGTGTGAGTAAGACCCATCATCGTAAGCAGCCATGTAATGAGCAAGGCAGCGCAACTCCAACCCACTAGCATCAGCACCCAAGAGGGAATAACCTGAGGGTGCATGAAACAGAGACCTACACTCCTCACCAAATGGCGCACCCACGCTAGGAACTTGAGCCATGTTTGGATTGCTGTGCGTACAGCGTGACGTGACAGCACCCATGTGATTAACTCTTCCATGAAGTCTTCCTTCCTTCTCCATTTTGAGCCAAGCCTGTTTGCCTGTAGCTATCTGACCAATACGCTTATTGAGTAAGAGGTACTCATTGAGTAGCTTTGCCTCAGGCATATCTATGTTAGCTAGTATATTCTCGTCTACCTTAGGCTCTCCTGTATTTGTAAAAGCCTCAGGCTTCCACCCTCTCTTCATCAGTCTGTCTGCTATCTGCTGACGTGATGCTGGATTGAATGGAATAGTCTTAGTCTTAGTCTTGAGTTCTACAATCGTAGGCTCAAAGGTATCCTGTAATTCCTGTTCAATGTCCTGTCTACGCTGCGCCAGTTCTGCGTACAGTTTCTGTGCAGTAGCTGCATCAAAGGGGAATCCATATTCCTGTTGCTCCAACAACAGAGTATGTAATTCTGTCTCTAAGTCAAGGGCATCTTTGCTAAAATTTTTTGCCAGAATTTTTTGATATAACTCAGAGGTAACCTTCGTGTCTTGGACACAGTAGTGTAACATCTCTGTGGTGTAAGTTCCAAAGTCCTGACTATCACTACCGAAATCACCTTTTAATTCTCCTAATCTGTATCCCCAAGCCTTCAGGCTATGACTGCCTACCAGCTTCTGAGGGAAGTTAATCTTACTGACCAGCTTAAAGTCTAGTTCCTTTATGTCAGGCCAGATTGTCCTAGAGTATACCAGTGTGTCAAGAGTTTGCTGTCCCTCTAATAGCTTAAAGCCATGCAGCTTTCTCAGTACTCGCAAATCATAATCAATAATGTTATGACCTATCAGTAACTCAGCACTATTAAGTAGGTTCAACCCTTCCTCAATACAAATGGGGTCAAAGGTGTACACTTCGTCAGTGTCCACATCTCTTGCTACAATGCACCACACCTGTGCCACATCGTCCAAAAGATTATCTGCTTCAATATCAAATATAAGTTTCATGCTCTGTCTCCGCAGTAGCTAGTTAAAATTCTATGTCATCCTCATCTTCTTCAAAGATTGTCTCAGTCATACGACCTGTATCAGTGTTGTATAACAGTGAACAACATAGCCCTGTCTCACCAGACCACCTGTTCTTCAGAACTCTAACGTGGCTGATGTGAGGATTGTCCTTGTCCTGTTGGTCACGCTCTAATCCAATCACCATATCTGATAACTGTCCTATTGCTGCTGACCCACGCAGTTGTGACAAGCTAGTTTGTGCGCCATCCTCATGTCCTCTGTCACCAGAGGGACGCTTCAAGTGTGACACAAGTATCATACCACAGTTAAGTTCCTCAACTAGGGCACGTAGTCGTGTCATTGTATTGTCAATAAGTCTCCTCTCATCTCCACCCTCAAGACCACTGACTACGATACTAATGTGGTCAAGGATAATGTACTCACATCCACAACCATGCACTAAGTATCTTATCTTGTCAAGTAGATTATCGCTATCAGTAGAACCCCAATGGTCATAAAGGTATACTCTACCAGTTCCCAATGTAGCATCGAAAGCACTTCTCATCTCCTCTTCAGGTACATCCTTTGACTGTAGATGTAGAGGCTTGTTCATCTCAATGGACATCAAGCCTAAGGCAGTACGCTTCACGCTCTCCTCAAGAGCGATGTAACCCAGTGTCTTACCATGCCTGATAAGGTTATGTGCAAACTCACGTGCGAGTTGTGACTTACCAATACCAGAGCCAGCAGTTACTGTGGTTATCTCACCCATGCGACAGCCACCAGTCTTCTCTTGCATACCTATGTATGGGTATGGAACAGAGTCTCTGCTGTCATCTTCAGTAATGATATCCCACGTATCAGTACCAGCTACGATACCATCGGGACGATAAGTTCTAGCTTCCCATACAGCATCAATGAGTTCCTTAACTCTACCAGCCTGTAACATTTCATTAGCATCTTTAAGTGGGAGAGATGCTATCTTACATTTGTTAGGTGGTAGTACAGAAGCACATTCTTTAGCTGCCTTCTGCCCTGCCTCATCCATATCAAACATGAGTATAACATACTCGTATTTGGATAGCCATTCAATAGCTTTACCTACTGCTTTCTTGGCAGAGGTACTGCCAGAAGGTAGTGAAACGACAGGCCACTTGTGGTCTTGTACTTGCGATAGAGATAGTGCATCTAGTTCACCCTCAACTATAGTAATGAACCTACCACCATGACCATCACGCCATAGATGCTCACCAAACAGTGAGACATCCTTAAGATTTCCTACAACAGAGAAGTCTTTATTAACAAAGCGTATCTTCTGTGCCTTGAGTTCTCTTCCTCTGTTCCTATAATTAGCAACCTGAACCTTCTGTCCTCTATAGTCAGCAACACCATATCCCCAGAACTCACAAGTCTTCTGCGTGATACCACGCTTGGGTAAATCCCTGTACTCTACGTCTAGGAATATAGTATCATGTGTCTCTAACTTTGCCATCACTTCCTCAGTTGTATCTGGTGGTGTTAGTGTCTGACAAGAGAAGCAGTAGCGTTTACCAGTGCTATACAAAGCGTTGGCATCGCTACTGCCACAGTGAGGACAGGCTTCATGCCTGATAAACTCACCATCCTCAATCATCTACTTGATTATCCTCTGCCTCTTCTAGTATGTCTAACATACAAGCTAGACCTTTACGTATCCACCTCATTACTTCAGGTGGGTACTTGTCCTCATCCTGTACCATCATGTATGCCATGTCATCATAGTCTACGTGTTCAACTACCTCTGCCTCATCTACATAGACAGAGATACGCAGACCATCCTTATTGAACTCAGCTTGGACATCAATCTCAGATACAATCTCTTCTGTAATATCTACGATACTCATAACCATTCCTCAGGTATAGTTCCTTCACTATAGACAAAGCCATTACGCTCTGCCCACTCAGCGCAGGTCATCTTTGACCCATCCTTTCTTTTCTTAGCACCCTGTATAGTAGCGTCTGCTTTCTGAAATACAAACCTGATGTCCAACTCTGGATGCTGTGCCTTGACAGCCTTCATCTTTCGTTGTGCATCCTGTCTAAAGTATCCCTTCAACTCTACGTACATAGTGCCAAGCTTTAAGTCAGGTACGTAGTGACGCTCCACATAGTAGGCCAACTTCTCTGGCTCATACATATATGGAACATCACGCACGTTCAGGTCATCAATGACCCTCTCCTCAAAAGTCCCCTTCGGCATCGGCATCACCACCAAAGACATCAAGCGCATCATCCTTCTGCACAGCAGCAGTAACAAACCCATCCTCTTCCTCAAAGATAGAGGCAGCATTGTTACCATACTCCACAATGTCAATGACTTGTACAGCTTTCAATCGTAGTGTGACACCCACTGTCTTAGTGGCTGGCATCATGTAAGGGAAAGGTTCGACTGCAACCTTAACAACAGAACCATTACCAATGAGGGTAGACCCATCAAGCGGTGTCTTCTTAGCATCCACAACCATAGGCTTCTGCTCGTACACCTTACCATCCTTTGACTTAACACGTGCCTTCATCTTTGCTTTGAATACAATGTCACCAGTAGGTGTACCAGCTTCATCAGTATCCATCTCAAAGGGCTGATGTGTGGACAGGACATTTGTTAACTTAGGATTATCCTTGACAGTTTCAGCACGTTTAGCTTCTATCATACTGTTGAACTGTTCACACACTTCTGTTGCTTCTGCCTCAGGCACAACTACCTGAATAGAGTACTCACCCTCTGGAACATAACGAGTATCTGCTTCAAATACTTTTGCCCAGCGAGCGTTGCCTTTAATAATTTCCAATTTGTAATCTCCTATAATTATGATTAGGCTATGATGTAACTTTAGGATTTATGCAAAGAAGTACTGTGACTTTAGAACCTCACGTAAATCTAAGTTACCTTTACTTGGTGGAACAGGAACATCCTGTGTACCAAGCACTGTTATAGCATGGTCTCTCAACTCAGTCAAGACATCATGCTGTTCGTACATATTAACAAACTCCTCACGTAGTACCTCAGATAGCATAGGCATATTGGTTGAGTGTGTGCCATAGCTGTCGTGTACCATTGCATAGTCCTCAATACCAAGCTTGGTTGCTCTGTTAATAGTCTTGGTCATAGCTGCTGCATCCATAGAGTGTATGAAGTTAGGGCTACTACCCAAGCCTGTACGCTTACGATGCACTGCGTTGTCTCTATCCTTAGGAAATGACAG